AGACCTTAAGTTTAGACTAAATACAATTGCAAACTACACAGTAATGGAGAATTAAGATGAACACTAAACGAATTGAAACGGGCGGAGGCAACTACTTAATACAAGTAGATGATAACTCACGAGTATTGATTATTGGTGAGGGTTTAGTTACTGTTTGGGAGAGCGAAGAAGATTTCTACGCTAACCTCGATGGTGCTACCAACCAACCACTAGACACATTTGAATATTAAAGGAGAATAAAATGACAGAACAGCAAGAGAATACATTATCAGACCTACATTATCTAGTAGCTAATAAAAACTATTGGACGGATAGATGGTATAAAGATGATACATCCTTTGAGATGTGGAGAGTAATTGATGAAGCGATTGAATTAATTAATGAGTTAAAGGAGAAATAAGATGACTAAATATCACGTATATAGTTCAATGTTAGGCGGATATCTTGCAATGGATTTCACAACAAAGAAAGAAGCACAAGAATACATCGAGGATTATCACTGTAAGATTGAGAAAACTCAAATGAAAGTATTAACACAGGAGAACTAAGATGCAAGATTTTAACACAAAGAATTATACTATTAGATTATGGGGACAAGATAGAGGTACTTTTGAACATAACACACTAGGTGAGGATAGTGCAGGTGGATTATGGTTTGATGGTGATAATTTAGATGATTATGATGGTGTTTATGAATTACCAAAGGAAGTAAAGCAATGGTTATTAGAAAATGAGTATACACATCTAGATTATCACGGTGAATGCCAATTAGAGGAGAACTAATATGAAATATACAGTATGGGTAGGTGGAACTGAAGTTACGGATTACCTCGTAGACAGAGATACAGCCGATGAAATATTAATGGACTACTTAGACAAAGGATACGATGAAAAAGACGTATGGATTGATGAAGTAGTAACACAAATAGACAGAGCAAAGGAGAAATAAGATGGACACAATCAAGAGAAAATACTATTGCCTAGTGGAACAACTAAGGAAAGACAATAAGGTAGTCTATTTTTATATGGATAAAGACGGCTATTTCACGGGTACTACATACATAAGGAGTTATTAAGATGATTAACTTTAGCGATTACATGGAGGAGGCATCAGCCAACTTCTTAACTACACCCTTACCTACGGATCATACCGAATGGGGTGATGTAGAATTTCAAAATCATATCGAAAGATATAAATGGGATACGGTGGACGCCTTGTCTTATGATGAGATTTATGTATTGATTGAGGCATGTGCTGAGGGTTTCTGGAGGCTACACAAGCGGGAGGCTACTCGTGGACAGTCATAAACTCATATGGTTAAACACGAGAGAGGACATTCTGGACTCAATCGCCGACGCCATCCTCAGTATGCAGGAGTCAGGTATGTACTCAGACGACTATATACTTGAATACTTGGACGATTTCATTAACCGTAAGTGCAACATATCCTTTATAGATTTTAGTCCCTTAGAGGGTAAATATGCTCGCATGGATATGTTTGTGGATTTACATGGATTCTTTGGGTTAGGTACCTAAGGATACCAAAAGTGTCCCGAGGGGGACAGAAAAAAGAGGAGAATAAGATGATGTTTGAGATTTTAGTGGGGGTATCTATCGTGTTTCAAGGGTGGTTGCTTTATTTAATTTATAATGAGGATTAGAGATGGAAGATTTAAGTATTTGTAAGTGTTGTCACCAACAGGTGGTAGAGATAAGAAGTTTTGATGAGGTATATGCTGAGGCTTTAGTAATTTGGGATAAGGAGGCTAACGATATAGCAGAGGAATACTTGTATGAGGTGGATAATAAACCCGCTTTAAACAGTTGGGAATCCTTTAAGGTATACAAGTTACTAGCTGAGAACATTAAGTCTCAAATTAAGCGTTTCTACGAGGTACATTGATGAACTTCAACAGAGACTCTAGGTTTATGAAAGACACCAAGCGCCGTAAAGCCTTACGTAAACTTAAGAAAGTAGATGGTAAATCCATAAGTTACGAGAAGTTTCTAAGGGATTACCTACGGAGTATGTCATTCACGTATCACACTAGTGGTTGTAACTCTAAGAAATATCGTAAGATTATGGATATGTGTGAGAGTATGGCGTTGAATCAATGGCAACAGTTACCACAAATAGAAGGGGAATGAAGATGAGTAAATGGAAATTATGGGAATTAACAGATGGCACCGTTGTGACAGTAGAATCAGTCCACAAAGTAACAGGTGTACCTAAGTCAACTATCTACCATAGGTTATCCAATGGTAAGAACACAAGAGAAGAGGTATTTGCCTTACGTGAGCCTAGATGTAGTAGGGGTGAGAAGATATACACCTTAACTGATGGTAGTGAGTGGACAGCTACGTCCCTAGCTAAACATTTAAACTGTAAGAAAGCAACAGCACAATCAAGATTCTACAGTAGGTTTGGACTAGACCCTGTGAGAATACTGAAACCCGTCAAGGGCGCCTCATTCTCGGAGTCTTGCTTGAATGACAAGAGGGTGAGAGCATCGGTACAAGCGCGTATGTGGTATGACATAGATGGTTTTTGGAAACTATTTAATAAGATGGACGTAAAGTTATCCACATAGTTATCCACAACGTAAGTTATTGATTTATATATAAAAACACTGTCATTTGATTTAAGACCACGCCCTGTACGGTAACCTTGAGCCAATGCACAGTAGTAACATAGGGGAATATAGATGTACGACATAGAAAAGTACGATACAGAGAACGAGGCAATGCAAGACCTCATGCTAGAGCAAGCCTTTATGGAGCACAAGTTCCATGAGGATGCTACAAAGAAGTATGAGAACTCTATGGCACGCATGGTATCAGCGGGTATCTTTAGTAATACCTCAGAGGGTAGTATCCTACAGAAGATGGCTATTGAACAAGTAGCAACCACCATGGAAGAGTGGGCGGAGGGCTCTAAAGAAAGAGGTAAGGCGGGTACCTATCGTACCTTTGTAAGGGAGTCCTTTACGGGGCGTTACGAGATACTGGCTTTCACGGTGATTGAATGCTTATTAAACTCCACCGCCACCAAGACTGCGAAGTTATCCCGTATGAGCATCCTAGTAACTCAACAGGTGCTCAACCTATTGTCCATTGAGGACTTCAAGAGGCGTGAGAGTAAACTCTACAAGTACCTTGAGTATGAGTATAGATCACGAGGCATAGGCTACATAAATAGTAGGAAACGTAAGTTAGCCCAGATGAAGTGTGGGTCTGAGGATACATCAGCCACCGAGGATACCTTTAAGTTACAGGTAGGTGCCCGATTGATTGACTGTGTTCTTAATAGTGGTTGTGGCCTCTTTGAGATGCGTAAGGACTACCACGCTAAGAAGAGCCTTAAGACCATTACGCTCACCGATGATGTCTTTAAGATAATGGGGCGTGTGAAGGATAAAAATATCCTATTCAGTGTCCAGTACAAGCCCTTGATAGTACCACCCCTACCTTGGAAGTCCCTATGGGGTAATGGAGGCTACTACACTAATAACCCCTTAACCTTTATTAGGAATCATCGCGCCACCCGCTACATAGAGTCCCTTGAGGAACCTGTAGACCTTAGTAGGATTTACAAGGTTATCAATCATATCCAAGGGACTCGTTGGCATGTTAATGAATTTATCCTAGGTGTTGTTAATGCAATCATTGACGACTCCATGGTAGACCCTAGTACACCTAAGAGTAACCCAACGTACTATGGTAAGATACCCTACATGAATACCCTTAATGTGTATGACATGGTACGCAAGGACTCCTACGGTGCCTTAGATTCTAAGGGTAAGCATGAGAACATTGAGGACTACCGTAGATGGTATAGGGACAAGGAGATACAACTTAAGAAACTTGAGGCTAATCGTAGTAAGCGTATTATGTTCCTCCTCGCCCACTCTATCGCAGAGGAATACAAGGATCGTGATGTAATGTACTTTACGTACAACACGGACTTCCGTGGTCGCCTGTACCCTATCCAACAGATCCTTAACCCACAGTCAACAGGTAGTGTTAAGAGTTTCCTAGAGTTTGCAGATGCCAAGGTTCTCGATGAAGATGGAGAGTACTGGCTTAAGATACATGTAGCCAACACCTATGGCTTGGATAAGATTTCATATGATGAGCGTATAGCATGGGTAGACAGCCACAAGGATTTGCTATTGTCCATAGCAGGCAACCCCTTGGAGCACCTTCAAGACTGGAATGAGGCTGATAATCCTCTGATGTTCCTTGCAGGGTGTGATGCCTATGCCTCTATGACTAGGGGTGAGGGGGTTCGCCTACCAGTCAGTTTAGATGCAACATGTAGTGGTCTACAACTGTATGCAGGTCTCCTTAAGGATCATGAGGGCGCCTCAGTAGTTAATGTAGTAGACAAAGTAGAAGGCCTAAGTGCTAACAAGCCTGCTGATGTATATACAGATGTAGCGGAGGAGGTTACCCGCCGTTTGGAGAACAAGGACTACCCTAAGAAGTTAACCTTTACGGATAGTGCAGGTGAGTTTAAGGTTGTAAACACAGCACAGGCCGCCTCAGACCTCCTAGGTAATGTAGATCGCAACCTCACTAAGCGTAATGTAATGACGGTACCCTACTCAGTTACCCAAAGGGGTATGTTTGATCAAGTTAGGGAACTCCTAAATGAGATGGAGGATAACGAGGAAGTATTCTGGAAAGGGGAGAAGTGGATTGTATCCAAGCTACTTGTAGAACTTAATAAGTCCTCGATTGCTAAGATTGTACCGAGTGCTATCGTGGGACAGGAGTATATCAAGTCCTTGGTAACTGAGTTCTATGACCTCCATAAGGAGAACGTACCACTCTACTGGACTACACCCTTCTTTAATTTTCCAGTAGTACAATGGAAGGTGGAGACTAAGAAAAAAGAGATATACACGGTACTTGGTAGATTAACCATCCGAATGGCCAAGAACAATGTCAATAAACGGCAGCAGAAGAACGGTATTGCCCCAAATTTGATACATTCACTGGATGCAACCCTAATGTACCGTACAGTTGAAAAACTCAAGGAACAGGGCGTTAACGACTTCATGCTAATACATGACTCATTCGGTATCCCTGCTAATGAGGTAGCTAAGCTGAACCATGCGGTGCGTGAGTCCTTTGTAGAATTATTTGAGGATGAGCCTCTATTTGAATGGGTGAACCAAATCCTCCCACACCTTGTAGAGTCATCAGGTGAGGTCATGATTGATACCCTTGATTTGAAGGAAGTACTTAAGAGTACCTACTTCTTCTCATAAGTTATACACAAAGTTATCCACAACGTAAGTCATTGATTTATAAGGAAAAGAGACATTGGGCAACCTAGAACCACGCCCCTAGTTACATCTTATGAAAATTAGGTATAATATAATAATTAAACTGAGGAATATATGCAAGAAACAGCTCTAAATTTAGAGTCCCTGGGGTCACTCCTGGATTCATTTAATGAGCAGGTACACAACATTGAAGATATGTATGTGGCACCTGGCGAAAGATTTCAAGCAAAACTCCATCTCATAAAAGGGATGCTTGACTGCTTAGGTATAGAATTAACTATGCTTGAGGCGGAGAAAAATGATCTACTAGTAATGCAAGGAGACGAGCAGGAACAACTAGATCTATTCGAGAGTTCCCATGATGCATACAAATGTGTTATGGCGAACTTATTTAAAACGTAAAACGGAGGCCAACATGGCAAATACACAGAGAAAAGGTGCAATTCAAGAGACAAAAGGAAAGTCACTAGTAACACCAGCAGGTTCATCACTATGGACTAAGGTAGATAAACCCACTTTTGACTACAACCCTAAGGGTCAGTACGAAGCAGGTATCGTAGTAGATCCCGCAGATGAGGGAGTAGCTAAATTCATTGCAACAATGGAGAAACTCCGAGATGCTGCGGTTAAGGAAGCTAAGGGTAACCTAAGTGAGGCTAAGGGTAACAAACTAGTCATCCGAGATATTGTTAAGGATGATGAGGACAAGGATGGTAACTCTACAGGTCTTGTAGTTATCAAAACTAAGGCATACGCAGTAGACTTCGACGGTAATACTGTAACAATCCCCGTGTTTAATTCTAAGGGCATTGTGCAGGAAGACTTCAATAAGCTAATCGGAAATGGTAGTACCCTAAAGTTACAAATCTGGGCATCACCATACCACATGGCATCTGATAACTCAGTAGGTATCTCTTACAAACTTAAGAAGGTACAACTAATTGAGTTAAAAGAATACTCAGGTGGTGACGACGCTTTCGGTGATGAATCAGGCTCAGGCTTTGAGGACTCAGACGATACTGCAGTTAATACTGACGAAGATTTTTAATCTCCCGCCTATAGAATGTGTAGGCTTTCCCTCAGGTACTTTCATGGCCTAGGGAAAATAGTTAAACCTGCGGTAGTCAGGGGCGCATTCCACTACCACACCTACCTCCTCAAGCATTGCTAGGGGTCCAAATTTAAAACAGACTGGGAGGTCATATGAGTTTCAAAGATGAAAGTAAGCCAGATTTCATAAAACACATCCCCTGCGAAAACTGTGGTAGCTCCGATGCGGGTGCTCTATATACAGATGGGGGAACATCCTGCCACAAGTGTGGTAAGGGGCGTATCAATGCTGAGTATGACGCCTTAACCGTGGGAGACCTCAGTAGCATAACAAGGGATCCAGTGTTTAAGGACTCCCAATTATACGATGGGGAATACAAGGCCTTAAGGTCACGTAAGATACCCGAGGAAATTTGTAGGAAATACGGGTACATGGTAGGCCACAAGAAGAATGGCGAGGCTATCCAAATTGCTAATTATTATGACACGCAGAGTAAGAAACTTACTGGTCAGAAAATTAGAACAGCAGACAAGGGTTTCTCAATTGCAGGCACCACGGACGGTGTAGGCCTCTTTGGTCAACAATGCTTTGGTGCAGGGTCATCCCGTCAGGTAATTATTACTGAGGGTGAGATAGATGCCTTATCAATTGCTACAGTTTTCGATGCTAGATTCGCCGTGGTATCCTTAATCAACGGTGCCAATAGTGCCTTTAAGAATATCAAGGCTAACCTAGAGTGGCTACTATCTTTTGATGAGGTAGTCCTATGGTTTGATGATGACGATGCAGGCAAACAGGCTGTTGAAGATGTAGCTGAATTGTTTAAGAAACCTGGGCACCTTAAGGTAATACAAGGTACTGGGTTCAAGGATGCTAACGATCTACTAATAGCCCAGGGAAAAGGTAAGGTATTAAGTGCGACCTACAATGCCTCTCCGATGATTATTGATGGGATCAAAAACGGTAACGAACTGTGGGACTTAGTATCCGTTGATGAGGTCTTTGAGACATACACATACCCGTTTCCAAAATTAGAGGAAAAATTTCAGGGCATCCGAAAGGGTGAACTTGTGACCTTTACCGCAGGCTCGGGTGTAGGCAAGTCTACGATCGTTAAGGAAATTACATACCACCTCACGATGACTGAGGGCCTTAAGGTAGGCTACATAGCCCTTGAGGAAAACCTAAAGCGTAGTGCCTTAGGCTTCATGGGTATGTACATGAACAAACCTATGTCTTACGACTACTCTAAGATTACCTTGGAAGAAAAACGTGAGGCCTTTGATGCTGTCCTAGGTGATGGAAAACTATACTTCTATGATCACTTCGGGTCACTAGAATCTGAGAACCTACTGAGAAAGATGCGCTTGCTTGTCCTACAAAACGAAGTCGACTTCCTGGTACTGGATCACGTATCCATTGTGGTCTCGGGTAATGCTGATGGTGATGAACGTAAGGCGATCGATGCCTTGATGACAAACCTACGCTCACTAGCTGAGGAAACACAGGCAGGTATCATTGTAGTCTCACACCTACGTAGACCTCAAGGTGACAAAGGACATGAGGATGGTGCTACAGTATCACTTGCACAACTTAGGGGCTCGGGCGCAATTGCTCAGCTATCCGATGGTGTTGTAGGTGTTGAGCGTGACATGCAGGACGCTGAGTTTGGTAATCATGTCAAACTTAGGGTACTTAAGAATAGATTTGTGGGTGATGTAGGTATGGCCGATACCCTAGAGTATTCTAAGGGGACAGGACGTATGACTACATGGGATCCAGAAATCATGCCTACGGGCAGTGAGTGGGAGGAATTTTAATGTTAATCTTTGACTTAGAAACAGATGGACTACTAGACACAGTAAGTACAGTACACTGTGCAGTAACCTATGATACGGACACTGAAGTATACACATTGTATAGGCCCGAGGACATACCAAAGCTCCTTGTAGACCTTAAGGCAGCCAAGGCTATCTCAGGTCACAATGTCATCACCTTCGACATCCCAGTACTTAAGAAGTTGTACGGGGTAGACCTATGGGATCACTGTGAGATTTTAGACACCTTACTTCTCAGCCGACTGGCCTACTACAACCTACAGGCCTTGGATGAACCTAGTAATTTACCACCTCGTATGAAGGGGATGCACGGACTTAAGGCGTGGGGCTATAGATTAGGTACTAACAAGGGAACCTACGGTGAGCAGGAGGATGCATGGTCTACATTCAGTGAGGAAATGCTTGAGTATTGTAAGCAGGACGTACACCTTAATGCTATATTGTATACACGCCTATTAACCAAGGGTGTACCCGAGGATGCACTAGATGTAGAGCAGAAGTTTGCCCGCATCATCCAACGCCAAGTGGAGCACGGATGGTTCTTCAATACCAAGAAGGCTGAGGAACTACATGTAAACCTAGTTGTAAAAAAGGAGAACCTCTTCACACAGCTAGAGGAGACCTTCACACCTTTAAAGGATTGGATAAGTCTTAAGCCTGCACCTATGTATACCCAGAAGGGTGACATAAGTGTTCGTCACAAAAATCAACTAGCTAAGGGAGCACACAACGATGAACAAAATGGGTGGGGATACTGGGAGGAGATTTACTTCAACCCAGGTTCGCGAGCACACATCAGAAGATGGATGGAAGAGGTCTACGGGTGGAAGAGCCCAAAGAAAACTGAAAAAGGTACTCCAATTATTAATGAGGAAGTCCTAAAGGGTGTTAAGTTTCCCGAGGCTATCCTATTAAGGGAATACTTTTTGACCCAAAAAATTCTAGGCATGGTTGCGGAAGGCAAAAACGCCTGGTTGAAACTTGTACAGAAGGACGGTCGAATACACGGTCAAGTAAATACCTTAGGTGCGGTCACTGGTAGATGTACACACAACAGACCTAATGTTGCACAGACACCTGCCTCACACAGCTTCATGGGTAAGGAATGTAGACAACTGTTCACGGTACCTAAGGGTAAGTTGATCGTAGGTTGTGATGCCAGTGGGCTAGAGTTACGTATGCTTGCACACTACATGGCTATCTATGATGATGGTGAGTATGGTGAGCAGGTAGTTAATGGTGACATCCACACGATCAATCAGAAGGCCGCAGGTTTACCTACACGTGACCAAGCTAAGACCTTCATCTATGGTTTTCTGTATGGTGCAGGTGTAGCTAAGCTAGGTCAGATCGTAAACGGTAGTGTAAAGCAGGGTAAGATTCTTAAGAACCGTTTCCTTGCCAAGCTACCAGCCTTGGAGAAGTTAAGTGATGCCGTGAAAGACAAGGCACACCACAAGTTTCTACTAGGACTTAACAAACGTAAGTACTACATACGCAGTGACCATAGTGCCTTGAATGTATTACTACAAGGTGCGGGTGCAATGATCATGAAGTATTACCTAGTTCAAGTTGATAAAGACCTACAGAAACTAGGGTATACTCCAGGTAAGGAATATGAGTTCATCGGAAACATACACGATGAGATCCAGATCGAGGTAGATAAAAACCTTGCCGAGGATATAGCGAAGGTTTGTGTGGACGCATTCCCTAAGGTAGAACAAGAACTAAACTTTAGAGTTAAACTCGAAGGCGAGGCTAAGATAGGTAGCACCTGGGAGGAGACTCATTAATTAAACTGAGGAATTTGAATGCAAGAAGGTACGTATTACGAGAAAAACAGAGAGGAAAGACTAGCATACCAGAAGGAATATAGTATAGCAAAATACTATGGTATTTCAATTGAGGAATATGAGAAGCGTATGGCTACCTCTGCATCCTGTGAGATATGTGGAGGCATTGAGCGATTAGGTTATGATCACTGCCACATCACAGGTGACTTCAGAGGTGTTCTTTGTATGCCATGTAATACAGGACTAGGTAAGCTAGGTGACAACTTAAGTGGTATAACAAGAGCCCTTAGTTACCTAGCCAAACACTATGATAAATCTTGACATCAAACCCTTAAGTGCTAATGATATGTATCTAGGGCGCAAGGTTAAGTCCTACAAGTACAAGACCTTTGAACGTAAGATACTAACATTACTACCAGAACAAGAGGTTCCTGAGGGGGAACTACAACTAACCATTGAGGTGGGCTTAAGTTCTAAGCTGGCTGATGTGGATAACGTACTCAAACCCTTCATTGACTGCCTACAGTTAAAGTACGGTTTCAATGATAAATGGATCTACAACCTTTTAGTTTCTAAGAGGATTGTCCCTAAGGGGAAAGAGTATATCAACTTTAAAATAGAGGAGTACGAAGATGGGAAAGATGAAGAGGACACTGGATGATTCAATTAATCCAAATCACTACAAAGGACACCCCAGTGGTGTAGAGGCCATACAAATTACTGAGCACATGGGTTTCTGCTTAGGGAATGCCATGAAGTACCTGTGGCGTGCCGATCTTAAACACGACGATGGTGGTATTGAGGACCTAGAAAAGGCCCTTTGGTATATAGATAGAGAGTTAAGTAAGCGGGGTGCGAGATGAGAGCACTGATTGATGCGGATAGCATAGTCTACAAGTACGCAAGTATCTACCAAGACACCTGCATATGGGATGATAGTGATCCTGAAAATATACTAGCCACGGTGACAGTCGACATGACTACAGCCAAGCGTGAGATGGTAGCCTTTGTTGCTGAGATACTCAAGACAACCAAGTGTGATTCTTATGTGCTGGTATTAAGCCCCGCGAGAACCTTTAGGTATGACATCAGCGCAAACTACAAGGCCAATAGAAAGAAGTCTAAGGTTGAACTAATGTTATTAACACCCTTAAGAAACTACATGCTTAAAGAGATGGGTGCCTTACTGTTTGATGACGTAGAGGCTGATGATGTATGTGTATCACGTATGTATGCAGAGCCAGGTGAGTATGTCCTATGTCATATTGACAAGGATCTTAATCAAGCCTATGGAAGTCACTACAACTACAACACTACTGAGAAGTACATTGTAGATAAGGTAGAGGCTGACTTCTGGTTTTGGAAGCAGGCCCTGGAAGGTGATAGTGTAGATGGAATCAAGGGGTGTCCTAAGATTGGCAAGGTAAAGTCAACTAAGATACTAGGTAGCCTAAAGAACCCTACGGACACTGAGTACTGGGAAGCTATCATGGAGCAGTATGAGAAGGCTGGGTGTGATGAAGCCTTTGCGGTAGTCCAGACACAACTGGTTTATATGCTAAGGGATTTTAATGAGGATACACAAGAGTTTACTGTGTGGACGCCTGAGGGTGGCTTACAGTTCTCCTCAGGAGACTTATGAGTTACGGAGGTTGGAGGACAAAACAACACCTACATTCTAAAGAAGGATGGGGTGGTTTAACTAAATGGACAGAGGTAGTCAAGATGAAGAATAAGAATTGGAGTGAGAGTAGTAGTATTAACTTAGGCTGGATTACAGCAGGTGTATTCCTTCTACTATTAGTATGTATGGGCAAGAGTGAGGCTAATGTATATGACTTCCCACCTAAGGATGTAGTCACTATGGATGTAGAGATGGCTAATGGTACGAGCGGTACATACACTTGTCCTAGCGCTCGTTGGTGCTACATTAAGTCACTCGAGTATGAGGCACGAGGTGCTGAACAGTACTGTGTGTCACTAGTGATGAAGAGAAATGGTAAGGTAATTTGGTGGCGCAAATATCAATAAGGAGAATGAAGATGACTGAAGAACTAAAGGCATATGTAAATGCTTATATGGATGGACTAGAGGTTGAGTATCGTTTTAATTTGAAGTGGTATAGCGTTGATTCCTTTTCAGACTTTGATGGTACTAGTGCTGATTACCGTATCAAACCTAAAGCAGAAGACAAATGGCAACGAGTTATTGATGAACAACCTTGGAAGCAATTAATAAAACACGTAGAACGCTTAGATGATACAGTCACTAGACTGACACTTGAGATGTTAGAGATAACAGCGGAGAAGGGGAATGAGTGAACTAGAGGAACTACCAGAGGGCTACTGGGAACGACAAGAGAGATTTCATAGAGCACTAGCTAAGATAAAAAGTAACTCTACTACTACTACTATCCCCAGTTACCGAGAGGTAGTGGATAAGCTAGAGGAGTTGGAGAAGGAGAATGCTTTACTAGGTAGACGTTATGATGAGCTGACTAAGCTGATACGTAAGCAGGGTAAGGATAGTGTAGACTGTGGTGATAGGTTTCTGAGGAACTACGCTAAAGGCTGGGACTGATATCGCATATCGCAATATACGTTATTGGATATAATTGGATAGAGATATATAGTATGACATATGAAGGTTGAAGTTTAATACCGCATAGAAGTGTCACTTAATGACACAAAGTGGTGCTATAAAGTGTCAAGTTTTATGTACACTTTACTTGACATAAGATACTGTAATGTATCATATAGTAATCATTATCCTAGTAATATAGGACTAATGACTCTTATATGAGCCATTAAGATGATTAATACTAAAGGAGTAGGATATGAGTGGAGACCACGACAGATACAAATGGGTAGATAGTAAAGAAGAGATTGATAAACTAAGGGATGAAGATATGGGATATGATAGTTTAGTTAGGAGGGTTGAGAAGTTAGAGGAGTATGATGAGTTCCTTAACCTATCTACACCTAGGCATAACACTGATGAAGCTGATGAGTTCGTACGTAAGGAATTACTTAATATGTATACCTGTTGTGACGATAGGGATAGTATAGCACTAGAGTATGTAATACGTATGGTATCCGCACCTGACCAGTGGA